AGATGTGTCCTTACGACTTGTCACGTAGGCTGTGGCTAGGCTTAGGGCATTAGCATCTGTCTGCATAAGCATATCTGAGGCTGTAATGGATCGTGTGAAGTATTGAGCGATTGATGCGGCATCTGAGTAGCTCTGAGCTGTTCCACCGATACGGGTCACAGTAGCCTTGTTTACGATTGTTTTATCGTCTAGGGCAAAGGTAATGCCTGCATAGTTAATGCCTGTGCCTGTTTGATTAAATATCGTTGGGCTAGCACTTTGGGCATCATAAACAAACTGGCGACCCTTAAAGGTTGCAACGCCATTGGCATCGATGTAAAACGCGCCCTGCTCTGTAAACTCTGCTGTTTGGATAGCCTCTAGGACTGTGCGTAATGTGCCAGGGTCAGCCACGCAAGTCGTAGCACCTGTGCCGATGCTAGTAAAGGCATTAGGCCAGCCAATCATTGACAGAATTGATTGAACGCGCTGAGCTGTGGTTTGACCTGCTGTACCACCTGTGACGGTGGTCACATTGGAGTTGTACATAAGTCTAAATGCGTCATAGCAGATAAAGGTTACATAACCTACTTCTTGGCCTGTTGGATAGGTATAGCGATATTCGGTGATATAACCGCCAAATAAGCCATAAGTAACCCCGCCATAGATAGCAGATGCCTGAATCTTCCTAAGTGGCTGTAATAGCCCGTAATAGGGGCTGGAGGTGTTCTGTGGGTTGAAGTCACCGTTTGGATCAACGACTCTGATAGTTGCCTGTCCGGACTCGTAATTATCCTGCAAAAGGTTACGCCCTCTGCGAGTTGAGATGTTAGTCGTCTGAGCAGACACATCGACAATTACAGGTACGCTAGATGCAAGTTCAGCAAAGCCTAGTTGCGAAGTACCCAAGATAAACGGGTTACCGAATGAAGCTCCGCCCGATAGATTTATCTTGACAACAAGGGTTGCTGGTAATGCCATTATCTGTACGCAGTCGTATAGGAGATTGGGATTCCAGAAGCCTGATTGTTGTAGATGCCCTGAGTAATGGCATTGACTAGATCGCGTTCAGTAGTGACTGAGCCTTGAACATTTACTGAAATGTTTGTTGTGCGAGATTCAGCAGCTCTAAATGTTCCTGCACCAAAGTCCATGGACAAGGCTGTGTTAGGAATGCCACCAGATACCGCTGTTGGGTCATTGGTCATAAAAGTTGATGTGCCTGCTGTAACTGGGGTGTTGCCAGTCAAAGCCTGTAGCTGTGCAAGTTCGTTTTGAACTTTGTCTAGCAATGCTCGAATGGCTGCAAGAATGGCTTGGCGGAATGCTTCTAAAGCATCGGTTGCTTTATTGGCATTCATAATTTGACCAGCAAGAGCGGCGTTCTGATCCTTAATAGCAATAAGAGATAAAAGGCGCATCTTTGTTTCACCATCAGTTGCCTGATTCATAGCAGCAAATAAGCCAATGCGTTCAACATCGAACTTCTTCTCTAATTCTAGAAGGGCTAACTGATCGCCTGTGAGAACTAGTTTTCTAGCAGTATTGTCGTTATCAATTTTAGATAAAGTATTCTTGGACTTTTGAAGTCTAATTGCATCGGCATTGGCTTTATCGATGGCTTTGCGTTGTCCAGGCGATTGTGCTGGAGTGCCTGCTGCTGTTGCTTTGCGATTGCGACCAAACATAGAAAGTAGCGATAATGCACCAGTAGGGGCTGTTAAGAAATCTGATATAACACCTGCTCCAGGTATTTCTCTCAATTTCGCTATAAGAACTCCTACGCCATAAATGGCATTACCAACCTGAGTTGCAAAGCCTTCCATCGCAGTAGTGGCTCCGCCTATGCCATCTTTGCCTGCAATCATTTGCATAGCATCAAGTAGGTCTTTGCCAATAATCTCTTTAGCATTCTCAGAAGCAACTGCAAGCTTTGCCATTGATCCTGCATACCCTTCGGCAGCAGCTAAAGCTTGACCAGAGAACTTCTTTGTAAGTTCTGCTGTAATTAAGTCTAAGTCACCAGATGCGAGAGTGGCTTTAGATAACCCTGCACCTAAACGGCTAAGGGCTGTTGTCTGACCACCATAAGCCTTTGCAAGTGCCAAAGACACAGCACCTAAATCTCTGCCAGTACCTGCTGCAATATCTAGGGCTAATGCTAAACCATCTTGTGACTTCTTAACATTGCCTGTGGCTGTAAGTAAAGTTCTAAAGGCTGGGCGTAATTGATCATCAAGAACGCCTGTAGCGCGCTGTAAGTCACCAATAAACTTTTCGACCTCTATGGCTGCAAATGCATTTCCTGTGTTAGCCAAAGCCAATGTAAGAGATCGTGCAGCCTTCTCATCAGCTGCAAAAGCCTTGACTGATTGCTTACCAAATGACAGTAATTTGCCAGCAGCAAAGACTCCAAGCAACTGCTTGCCTAACTTGGCAACGCTTTTCTCTAACTTCTGAGTTGTGGTTTCTGCCTGCTTGAATGCCTTATTGCCGGTAAATTCGGCGGCTATATCTATCTTTACATCAGCCATTAGTATCCCACCGCCTTATTGAACTTATCCCGAGAAACTTCGATTGCCTTAATAATTGCTGCATTGGTCTTGCCTTGATCTTCTGCCCATGCACGATAAATGGCGCGACCTTTCATCTTACGAGAAGCGCGACCAGATTGACCTGCTACTCGTGTGTAAGCATTCTTAATTTCACCTTGCGCATTAAGGGCTTGAATGAATAAAGAACCTGCCTCTGGGTTATTGCTTTTGCCATAGTTCTTGCCTGTGCTGGTTGAATAAACTGAATTCATGCCAGGAATGTTCACTTCGCGTCTTTTAGCTTGTTCGCGACCGTTAGGGTTTAAACGACCTGCTGTTTCATAAATAGCACCAGCTGCGGACTTGTTATTGATTTGAGCCAAAGAACGAAAGCCCTTGCGATTAGGGCGTGAAGGTGTTGTCTTGTAGCCAATCCCACGTTTTGCTTCACCGGCTGAATATCGTGGAAACTTGCCAGTAGATGCAGGCTTGCCCCAGCCGCTAAGTGGAGCAGTACCAGGAATAAAGCCACGCGCCTTAGCAGTAATTGGCTTTAGAAGCGTAGCCATTTCCTTTTGTGTTTCTTTGGCTAAGTCTGGAGTGAACTTGCGCAATGCCTTACGAAGTGCGATGCCGCCTTTGACTTCTGTTGGCATTCGCTATCTCCTTTGCATCATCCTGTAGAACCTTGATTAGGTTCTTTAGCATTACTTCATCTAGCTCTAATAATTGTTGTGGCGCGATCCCGAGTCTGACACTCAATTTAGCAATCAGATAGGTGATCGAGTCGCGCCCTAAGCCAAAGGGTCATCATCTAATACCTCAACCGAAGTCAAGGTTTCAATGAATTGCTCTCCGAATGGCTTAACAGTTTCACCCGAACGGCGGATACATTCCCAAGCAAGCCAGAAGATATCGCTCTGCTTCTGGTCTTCGATGAACGCTTTGTGAAAGCCCTTTTTAGCGTAAATCTCAAAGCCATACTGCACCAATGGAGTTATTGGGTATTCCCCAACTGATCCATCTGCCCTTGTTACTTTTAACTTTGCCATGCTGTGCCCCTTTGTTTAGTTGTTTAGAAAGTACCTGTTGTGGCTACTGCAATGGTTGAGTTTGCAGTAAATGTGATTGATTGTGTACCAATATCGCCAACAGCACCGTTGATGTCTGTTGTGTTATTGACTAACAATGAAACTGTGTATAAAGGGTTTGTAGCAGATACTGCTGTTCCCTTTGTCTGTAGGAATACGCAGGTTACTGTTGTTCCCCATGCAGCTTGAAGTGTCGCAAGGACATTTGCTGATGCTGTGTCATTTAGGAAATCGATTGTTACAGTAGATGCTTCCAAGCCCTTTACGAACTTGTGTGAGTTGTCACCCATTGCTGTTACTTCGAGTTCATCAAATGAACGGTTGATTGTTACTGCTGTTACATGGTCGCTTAGATCAACGGTGTTAATCTTAACGCCGACATTGTTATTCAGAAATACAGCCATTAGGATTATTCCTCGTCTTTCTTAGTAGATGCTGGCTTTGGTGCTGGTGTGCTAACCTGCCCGATTTTCTTCAGGAAGGCTTCATTCTCTAGTTCCCACTCGGACATATTAACTCCAGGTTGTTAGGACGGATAGTGACAATTCGCAACTTAACAATTCACCAGATGCTGCGCTGAGAACGCTTGGCTGGCTTACTGCACCCACATTATAAACTAATGAAGACGCTGCGAGTTTGTTGAACACGCCAACTAAGGCATCTTCAATTCCATTGAGGTTTCCTTCATTATCAAATAAAGGAACAGTAATGATTATCTTAAAATTAGCAGTTGGAGCAATGGTGTTATGTTGATTGTTATTAGGCTCTAAATATGGATCATCAGGTGCAACAATGACTGAGTTAGCCAAGACTGTTGCTGGAGGGAATGCAAAGGTTTGCCACTTAGAGTTATCGACTAAAGCAGTCGCAATCGTGGTTCTAAGAGTAGTAAGAGCAACTGGCATTATCCGACCATCGAACGCGGATCAAGGGCGTGAGCAATGAGCCCTCGCACTTTCGCCAAGAGCTGCGCGGACATTCTGTATGGTGAGGGCTGAAAATCTACTAAGTTTGAGCCACCGAGAGTAGCTGTGCGAGCCTGCCAAATATCAACTGAAATCATAAGAGCTGCGTTCTGGACTGCTGTATCTGTTGTCCAGTCTGTGTAAGTTTCGCCTGTGACTGTACCGAACGGCTCAATAGGGTGTTTAGGTTGTACAACTGTGTGAGTAGTTGTAACTGAAATCGAATATGTTTCAACTGCTGTAATGGTCTTAGAACCATTGTATTTAGTACCTGAGTTTGCAATAGTTACAGTCTGACCAACATAGAAAATCTCTCGTACCGGAATATCAAAGTATAAAGTTCCTGTGCCTACAACATTGCTATGCGCTACAGGAAACCATTTAGGAGCCCACAACATTGGAAGCAGGACTGCATCTGATGCGTCACACACTTCCTGCAAAACGGCATCTGTGTACAGCGTGCCGACCCCGAGCGTGGTGCGGAGTTCTGAGACTGTTGTCAATGCCATCTGCAATCCTTTCTAAAGACTGGGAGTGGAGCAAGGGCTGCGCCCCACTCCCAGCGACTTAGGGTGTTACTTATGCCTTGTTGTTCTTGAACGCACCAGCTGCAACCTTAGTTGCGATTGCACCGAATCCGTAGTAACCGATTGTTACTGATCCGTTAGCTGTTGATTCTGCACGAAGGCGGTATGTTGGTGACTCATACCATGTGTAAGCATCTGGGTTCACGATAAGGATTGTTCCATCGCCATCGCCACCGTTTGTTGGATCAACAAATAGGTTTAGTCCTGCAACGCTGCCTGTGAGTGATGTAGGGGCTACTGCTCCGCCTGCGTTCATTGGCTGTGATGCTGTGTAGATTGGGCGACCATTGTCGTTCAATGACATGATGTTTGACCATTGTCCTGTTGATACGACCATGTTGCGAGCAAATGGGTTTGGAAGTCCTGCTGTTGCTCCGTAAACAGAAGCTGAACCGCGTGCAACAATTCCGAGCAATTCTGCTGCTGTTGGATATGTTGCAACTGTTGTCGCATCAAGTGAAGCACCTGAAATAAGTGCTGCGTTTACTGCTGCGTTTGTTGCCTTTGCGTAAGCTGCTGCCATGTTGCGCACTAGCTCATCAAAGAAGGCTGGAGATGTACGATCTAGAAGTTCAACAGAGAATGTCTGTTGTCCAGCGTACTTTTGAACTGAAACTGATAAGAATGAAGCATTCTGATCTGTGTCGCTGAATGCGTCACCTTCTGGCTCAATTGCAACTGTTGGCATTTGTGTAATCTTTGGGATTTCAAATGTCATACCTGCATCAGGAAGCACTCCGCGAGAGATTGCATCGATTGATGGACGGATTGTTGTACCAAGTGGGTTGATGATTTCTGACAATTGGCGTGTTGGTACAAGACCTGCGTTGTCTGTTGTGTCATCTGCTGCGCGTAGGTATTGACGAGCTGACTCATCGCCTAGTGCTGCACGGATTGTTTGTTCAGCATACTTTCCTGCTGTGATTTCAATGCGTGGCTTTGTGTAAGCCATTGCTGTTACAGTTGGGCGAGCAGCTTCAACCGCTGGTGCTTCAACTGGTGTTGCTTCGACGGCTGGAGTGGTATTTTCCACGTTGGCTATCTCGCTTTCTGTTGGTTTGGTTTTGGATACAGCTTCTTCTACCTTTTCGGCTTCTTCTGCTGCGATATCAGTAACCTGAGCAGACTTAAAGGCTGGCTCTGTTACTAAACTTACTTCGACTAAGCGAGCAGCGGACACATAAGTCACGCCGTCCTTAATCTTTGATTTAAGAACTTCAGCACCGATGCTAAGTCCTGATTGCAATCCTTCTTCTGCAAGGATTAAAGCTTCTGTACCGCGTTGTGAACGGCTGATAGAAAATACTGCATCGATGGAGTTCTCTGATTCGCTGAAACTAACTGCGCGACCCAAAGGCTTCTTAACATCGTGTTGGCTAAGCAACTTGATTGACTTAGCATCTGGAATCTCGATTGAGCCAGAAGCAAAGATAACTTTGCCGTAGTTTGTTGATCCAGCTTCTACATTCAACGGCACAATTTTGCCAGAGATAGTTCTGCTGGCAGAATCTGCTGTGAGTTCAGCTGTTAGGGTTACGATTTGGTTCATTCCA